GACTAATTTTTAACTCAACGGCCAAGCTAGCCACTAAGTAAGTAAAAGAGTTCCGGTCTACCCTTTTGGGGCTTCATCCTCAATAACCTCTACCGAGATTAAATCTTTTAAGAAGTCATCGCCAAACGGCGGGATAACCTCTGTACGCATTAACGCATTGTGAGCGAGCCAATACAAGTCGCTATTTTTTTCGTGTTCTCGTAGCTGCTTGTATAGGCCCTGCCCTGCAAACTTTTCAAACGCGACTTCAACCACCGGCGTAATACTTACAATAGTTTCGCCGGTAGCCCTTGTGATCTTTAGCCGTGCCATTAGTTCTCCTTAAAACGTTCCAGTAGTTGCGTATGCAACGGATGAGTTGCAAGTAAAAGTCATAGAGCTACGTGCGTAGTCGGCTGGAGTTCCAGGTGAGCCAACCGGTGTTAAGTTATTGACCAAGATAGATACTGTGTATAATGGGTTTGTTGCGCTTACCGCAGTTCCCTTTACTGGAATAACTACAGCTGTAACGGTTGTGCCGTAAGCAGCTTGTAGCGTTGCCTGTACTGCAGCTGCAGCCCAGTCATTTAAGAAGTCTACGGTTAGGGTGCTGGACTCTAGGCCCTTAGCAAAAGTGTGTGAAGCTGTACCGCTAGTAGACATAGCAGTAGTTTCTACTTCATCAAAAGTTTGTGTTAGCGAAATTGACGTTACGTATTGTGAAAGATCAACGGTGGCAATTTTAAGGCCAACGTTATTATCTAGGTAAATTGCCATTGTTTATTCCTCATCCTTCTTAGTAGTTGTAGCCCCTGGTACTGGCAGACCGAGTTTTTTTAATACCTCAATATCTGCATCGGTTGGATATTTGTCTGCCATTGTTTATTCCCATCGCGTTAGAGTTGATATGTTGATCGTAAAACTGAGTAAGTCTCCACTTTGTCCGGTAAAAATAGTTGGAGATGTAACGCTATTGACGTTGATCGCAAAACCAACGGCACAAATCTTGTTAAATACTGCCACCATAAAAGACTCAATACCGGCTAAATTGCCTTGGTTATCTAGGGCAGGCACGGTACACACGACTTTTAAATTAGCCATTGGAGCTAAAGGCAGCTGGTTATTAGTGTTATTGGCAGGCACTAAATAATCGCCATCGGCAGGCGCAACGATTACTGAATTGGCTATAACTGTTGCAGGCGGATATGAGAAGGTAGACCAAACGCCTGGGTTTTCTAAAGCTGTGGCGATCGTAGACCGCAAAGTAGTAATGGCAACGGTCATTTAACCCACCATTGACGCGGGCGACATCCAAGGGGCTAATAACCCACGGATTTTGCCTATCATTGTGTTGCCCATCCGATAAGGAGATGGACTAAATACGTCTGTGGTAACGCCGCCTGTTTGTGAGACTTGCCGAGCCTGCCAAATATCTACGGCCATAATCATCGCTGCCTCGCGTACGCTCGGGTTCGCGCTATATGCCTGTGTCTTTGTATCTGCGCCTACAGCTGTACCGCTAGGCATTACGCGCCTAAAGTTTTGGTTAGCAGCTGTTTTAGCGTATTGAATAATGCTGAGGCCGTTTGGATAATGTTGGTTAAGCCAGCCATACATATAAGTGTTTATGCCAAAAGTACTGCCAGTAGACCAAGGGATCGTGCCGGTGACTGTATAGCTGCCATTAAAAGTACTGCCAGCCCCAGCAATAGTTACCGTTTCCCCAACGGTAAATAAGCCAGGGTTAGCTAGCACCACACTTGCAACGTTAGAAGCTAATGAAGTTCCCACCACAGGCGCGGAGTCAAACCAAAGAAAGGCGTTAATTTGATCCTCAGCGGCCTGGCAACACGCTTCTACATCGCTGTCGGAATACAAACTACCGATACCAAGATTTGATCTCAGTTCGGCCATAGTCACGTAAGTAGCGGCCACGTTTGTACTCCTTTCTAAGGGGGTCGGTGGGTGAAAGGGCTAGTCACCCACCGACTATCAGGGATTTATCAGGTTAGGTTGAAACGGACAATTCCGTTAGGCATCTTGGCAATAGTGGCCATATAGCCATACATCGCAACTTGAACCTGGAGATTAGATACCACGTTTACAGACATATAAGCCTGTGGTGAGCGGTATACGGTGAAAGCCTCGGGTGCAAGGATTACAGCTGAGTCATCAATATTTGTAGATACTGCAAAGTTCTTATCTACATAGAGATCAAGACCAAGTACGTTGCCGCGGATAGAACCAGGCTGTGTTAAACCGCCTGCGTTCATTGGCTGAGATGCTGAGTAAATTGGTCGGCCTGTTGAGTCTACAGCGCCAAGTAATAGCTGCCATTGTGAAGGGTTAGCGATGTAGTTACTTGCAAAGTAACCGGTGGCTGTGTAAACCTTTTGAGCGGCATCAGCAGCAAAACCAATAACGCCTGCAGATGTAGCAGCCTGTGTAGCACCTTGCTGACCAGCTGTAATCAAAGCTGCCAAGACTGTTGTATCAATAGTCTTTAGGTAAGCATTTTGTAGCTGTTGTGTAAGTTCAGCGTAGAAGTTTGGATCTGAACGCTCTAGCAGTTCAATACTGATCGTGTTCATACCTGAGTACTTGTTTACTGTACCTGTTAGATACTGAGTAACCATACCTGTATTTTCTACAGCGCCGCCTTCGGCTTCTACTGTAACTACAGGTGCAGTACCGGACTGACCACCGGCAGAAGTAACCAAAGAAGGTACTGAAATAGTCATACCGTTATTTGGTAGTACGCCCTGTGAGCAAGCGTCAATAGCAGGTGTACCAAAACGTGTGTTAGTAGCAAACTCGCTTAGGTACTGTGTTGGGTTAAAAGCTGGGTTAGTAGTAAAGCTATCGTCTGCAGCTGTTACATAGAGCTTGGAGTCATCGTTGCCTAGTGCAGCTTTGATTTTATGCTCTGTATATGAAGCCATATTTACGATAGGTGTACGGACTGTCTGGCTGTCTAGCACCGATGGTCGGATGATTTTGCGAGCTGCCTCAATAGGTGCAGCCGCTTCCTCAACTTCTTCCACGGTTGTTGTTTCGGGGGCTGTGGTCACAGCGGCCTCGCTTTCATTGGTTGTTGGGTTTGTTTCATCGTCTGGTTCGCTTTCGCTAGCAGCAATTTTGGACACGGCGGCCGACTGGAAGGCCGCAGACTCAACTAATGAGACTTCGCGGAGTACAGCCGCCGTGACTAGGAGATAACCGTCTTTATGGGGCTTTGAGGCTGTTACTTCAACCCCAACGGATAAGCCATCCATAAGTTTCTCCTGCGCCAATAAAATTGCATCTGTACCGCGTGTAGAACTTGAAATCTTAAAACTTGCAAATAGTCCGGCGTTATTTGACTCCATAGAAGTCATACGCCCGATCGGCTTTGTATTATCGTGAGACATAAGCAGCTTTACTTTGTCTACGTTAGGTACTGAAATAGAGCCTTCTTTAAACACGACTTTGCCAGCGGATGTATTACCAATTTCGCCATACGGTGCAACCTTGCCGGCAATAACTCGCGTATCTGAGTTACTAGCTTCAATAACGCTACTAAAGGTTAATATCATTTGTATTTTCTCCTGCTCCATTAGGTGCTAACTGTTCATCTGCTATTGCTTGCTCTTTTGTAATTAATCCGAGATTAAGCATTTTTTCCAGCGCTGTTAATCGGGTCATTGTGTCTGCACGTAAGAAAGTTTCATCTATAGCAAAACGCACGATATTTCCGTGACGAGTAATATCATCCATAGATAAACGATTTTCAATAGCGCTAATAAAAGGCTGAAGCGAATAAGCCACAAATTCTTTACGGCCATCTAAAATATTTTGATAAGTCATACTGTTATTCATATCGGCGCTTATGTAATAAGCCGGTACGTTCATAGTACGTGCCACTTCCGTAGCCAAATATTGTGAAGCTTCTGCGTAAGCCATTTCTTTAGGTGAAAATCCTAAGTTTTGCGCCTCTAAAGTGGAAGTTAAATACGCGGTACTGCGTGACTGACGTGCAGACTTCCAAGCCGATAAAATCCCTTGGATTTGTGCCTCTGGTAGATCAGCACCGTTATTTTTAATTATTGTGGTGGCCATTGGTGTAGCAGCTGCAACGGCGGCCGCCTTTTGAATATCTAAAGCTGCTTGAAAGGTACGCGCTCCAGTATTTAATACTCCAGGTAGCAAACTTTGAAAAGTAACTAACGATCCAATACCGGACATTGGTACTGGTTGGCCGTTAATAGAATATTGCTCTACTTCTGTACCGTATTGATTTGTGGTTACGGTAACGCGAGTATTTTGAATAAACTCAAATCCGCTAGGGCGACCATCGTCAGCGTATAGCGATGTAACGCGCCAGTAAGCAGTACCATAAAATAAAAGGGCATCTACGGTGGCGCTTATCATTACGCTGCGCGGCATACGTATATCAGGTTGTTCAAGCCACAGCGGGCTTTCTAATTCTTTACCGGACTTTTTGTTGTAAAGTTCTAAATCAATACTTGAAATAACGCCGCAAATTAAATTACGGCAACGTGATACGGATGCAACTTGGAGCGCAGTATTACGATCCATATAGCCAGCGCCGTAGCCAGCTCCAAAGCCTGTGTTATAGCTATACATCCCAGCGCCATAACCGCCATCTAAAATTGCAGGGGCGTACTGCGCCTCTATGGCGTTATCTTTGGCTTTGAAGCCGAGCGTTTGCAATAATCCCATAAAGGGATTTTTTCATTTAGTCAAGCATATTCAGGGAGCGTGTCGGCGTGTCTAACTGTAGACCTTAGCCTCACTAACTGGCCGTGTTAAGTGGCTTACCAACATCGCCATAGCAATAGGAGCAGCTACAGAGCCGCCGATGCTTTTCTTTCGGACTATGCGCCAACCGTTATCGCGGCTAGAACTAGCTACGTTAAGCATTTGGGCCGTAAGTTCGGCCTGAGACGGATCAGGGCTATGAACCAACCGTTTGTTATCTATGGCATCTTTAAACGTGGAGCAGGCAGTATAAAACTGCGCACCGACACAGGCTTCTATGGCTAATCCTGAGTTTTTTAACCGATCGGCTATAGCAGCTGTGGTGTAACTATCGTGCAAGATCATACGCGGATGCCATTTGTCGGCTTTTTCTTTTATATCTACAGCTATTTGAAGTTCATCTACGGCTACCAAAGAAGTCCAAGTTTTAAGCAGCTGTAAGCCGATCCGACCATCGGGCAATAGCGATCCTGCCACTAGTGAAGCAGAGCGGCGGGTGTGTGGGTCTACGTCAAAGGCGAACATAGTCGGCAAGCCTGGATACATCTGCATATCGGCATCTGCCAAATCCTCCCAGCTGCCAGGTGTCCAAGGTGAAGTTAAACCGGTATTTACGTACTGGCAAAGCGTTTCGGTACGAGCTGCTACCTCGGTGGAAGTAGCAATAGTTTCCTCTACAGCTTCCTCGCTAATCAAGATACCCAGGGATGGATTAGCAAGCGCCCAGGCGTTGCGATCCCAAATACTGCAATGCTCTG